GTTTGATAACTCAAATGAGGTTCTGTTGTCGATTGTTATGGTAGCAACCTGCATCCATCGTGGAAGGTTCTTCATAACCATTTTTACTTTCTTTACTAAGTTGGCTGCTGTTCCGAACTTGGTTGCCATGACCAATATATTCTTCTCTTTGTGAAACAACATAAACCAAACAGCATATGCAGCGGAGATCGTAGAGATACCCAGCTGTCTTGCTTTTAGTATAACTGTGAAACGATAATCGTTGAAATCCTTTACCAAGTCATCCTGATAAGGATAAGTATTGAAAGGAATCAACCCTTTGAGAGGGTGGGAGATCCTGCAATAATTGTTTATAAAATATAGTGGATCTTTTCCGCTCTTAAGGATTTCTTTTATTATCTCTTGCTTTGTTAATTTAAGAGGCATATGCTCCTATTGCATCATTATGAAGGCTTACCATATGTGTGTGCGTCTTGAAGAAACTTTCTAACATTTTGTTTATTATAATATCTGCTGTTGTTGCTATCTTGTAAAATTCCTACAACAACTGGAGTTAAAGCTTCAACCGCTAGAGGCACCAATTCTTCAGGTGAAATTTGTTTTGGACCTGTGGAGCTGGTTCTCCAAGCATTATACAATGGCCACCAAGATGTCCACTCTTTTTTCCATCTTCCCATCCGCTAAGCCAATCTCGAACAAAATTCATCCTGTCGGGACCAGATGCCGGTGCTTCGGCATTAATATAATTATTATAATATTGTATCAATTCTCTTTTCGCCTGCTCTTTCATTTGATTACCAGACTCAGCAGGTTCTTCAAGAATTGCTTCGAGCTCCTCTTTAATTATTTGTCTTAGTTGTTGGTTTGTGATTTTCATTTTTGATTCGCTCCTTTTTTACGTGTATCGTTGCTAGGTCGTTTGTCCGAGAATTGTTCTAGGAACTTTCTTGTAACATCTCTTGTAGCATCAACTGAAGGATCGAGAATAGGTATTGATTCAATTCCGCCAATCTTAAAGTGTTGCTGTGCTTCAACAAAAGAACGAACTCTTGAAGTTGACTGTACCAAAATATTTGGCTCACTCTTAGCTGTTAGTTTTACAGATTTACCTGTAACTGCTCTGTATTCTTTTTGAAGAAACTTTTTAATATCATTCAGCATAGCTTCGATTTCTTGCTCAAATTTTCCAGCATAAACCTCTTTCAACATAATATCTGATTGATAAGAAAGGATCATAGAGTCTCCGTAGAATCGAACTTTGAATCCATCCATAACTCGTTTGTCCATTATAGGACAACCTTCTTCTCGTTTCAAACCCATTGTTCTGGATTCTCCATCATAGGAAAACCTTTCATCATGAGCTCCGTCATAAACGTTTGCTGCTGCTTGTGAAAGTCCTTGTATAATTTCTAATGTTGTGTTACTCATTTGTTGGTCTCCATCCTTTAAGCCATCGTTCTTCGCGTCCTTCAATCCATTGGATGTAACATTTTTCACAACAATCAAATTTTGCCATATAGACATCATCGTTTGACTTAAATGAATAGGTGCTGCATACCGGACAAGAACGTTTAGATTCTTTGGTAATTAGTTTCTCTGCGATAAAAACGCCACCAACTTCTATTTGGATGTCATCTTTTTCGTTTGAGATTTTGTAAAGATCTTTGAGTTGCTTTACATACTTTTTCTCTTTTTCATCATTCCAATGTGCTTTTGGATTTTGAATTGTGTCTTCGCCATACTTGTCAGCGATTGCTTTTTCTATCTTGACAATATGGTTTGGGTCTTTGCTTTTCACTAGTCTCTCCTAAAGTCTGATAATGTTCTGCTGATCGCGAGAGGATCGGACAAATCTTTTGAGCCTAATTCTTTTTGAGCTCTTTTAGTTTGTATTCCTGTTGTCATTTGCCCTATGACTGGGTCTTGCACCATCTCTCGCACTTCTCTATACATCTTAAAGAAAGCCGTTATTAATTGTCTTGTGTCATCTATAGCTGTGTGTAGTTGCACGTAACCTTCACCAGGCCCATACACATCCATCATTCTTTGCAACTTTCCATTAAAAGTCATAACTTTCTTGGCTTCTCCTCTGATTGTTTTTTCCTTTTCATCAAAGAACCTCATCATTTTTTCATCACCTTGTTCCATTTGATGTTGAGCTAATTTTTTAAACAATTGTCTTTGAAAATTAACAGTGTCAAAAACATCTAATTGTTGAAATTCTCTTGTATCGACCCCGAACTCTTCTCCTTCCAGAATTATCTTTTTTCTATCGAAGGTTTTGATGTTATGCCCAACAGATAAAACGTTATCTCCCAAGCTTCTAATCCAATCTAAAAACAAAACCAGAGCTGTTCTTTGGTCATGATCATTCTCTGTTGGTTCATAGTGTGTGTAATTGATCATATCTTGAACTGTGTAGGGTCTTTCTTTTGCATGCATTTTTCTAATCGTTGTCAGCAGCTCATAATCTTCTGAGGTGGTCTCACCCATTGCCCAGCGTTCTTCAAATTCATCATCTAACTGCTGCTGGTTTCTCAACACTCTTTGTTCAGCTTCGTGTTTACTTAGAGTTTCTTTGTTCAGTGAAACATTAACATCGAATGTGGAAAGAGGTTGTTGTGGAATGTCACCAGCCAAGTTGTCTATCTTGTAAGCTATGGCTCCGTATTGTGTTGTCTGTCCGCTAAAACCAATTGACTCTAGGTCCCAGAAGACCCAAGTCTTTCCATTAAGTTCACGTTCCATATAAGCAACAGCGTCACTAGGGGTCATGTCTCTTAGAATTGAATAATCTTCCATAAGTACTTTTTCCAGTTCTTCTTTAATCATTCTTTTAATATCTTGTTTTGATATTTTCATTAATTCACCGCGTTTGCTATTGCTATTGTAATTCCTACACCACTAATTAGTCCAAAAGAGAACCAAAGTTCTTTTTTTGATGGTGTTTTTAGTTTCTCTAAGCCTTCTATCCGCTTCTGTTGGGATTCAATCTTGGACACTAACACTTTCTTTTGGTAAATGTGTTCTGATCTTATCTCTTGAATTTCTTCATTTTTCTTTGCAAGAACCATTCCGACTTGATAGTCCAATTCGATTCTGCACATGTCCTCGGCTTTTGATACCTTGTCAGACAGCAACTGGGATGCTTCGTCATTGAACAGACGACCAGAGAAAGGTGCTGGTTCTCCTGCTTCTATGTAAGTATATTCTGGGGATTGGCCAAAGGCTAGGCTGGTTAATAATAGAAAGATCATTTCTACTCCATAGTTGGGTCGTCGAGATAGACCATATCGTTAACTTTAAAATTAGAAAGCAAGTCTTCAAGTTCTTTTGCTTGGATCTCAAGCTCAGCCAATTTACCTTCTGCTTCACGCATATGAGAAAATAATTCCTTGTATGTTACTCTTGGCGTTGGACTTCTAGACTCATTTTCTAGTTCTTGTAAGTCTTGTTCATAAGATCTTATGTCTTTTTGAATCTCAACCAAATGAGTGTTTATTGCTGAGTGTAATTCCGCTCGGTGCCATGGCTCAAGTTCTGCTGCTTTTAACAGCTCTATCCCGTGAAACAAATCTTCTTTATTGCCCTTTGTTATGTAGTCTGACAATCTGGTTATTGTGTCACGCTCTTCGTTCAAAACTTTATTAAGTTCTTCTTTTATTATTTGTCTTAATTGTTTACTTGTAAGTTTCATTTTTTTGTTATTCCTATGTTTTGGAACACATCATCAGGTGTTGATAGATCTTTCTCTAATTGTTTTATTTTTTTGTCTCTCTCTTCTTTAAGAGATTTTGTTATGACTTTTGTATTTTCTTCAATTGTCTTATCTCTTTTTTCTTTTTGCTTGTGAAGTTTTTGTAATTCTTCATTATCTTTCTTGTACTGGTCTTTGGCTAGCTTAGCCATTTCAAGATAGTTTTTGTTTGCTTTCTTACCAAGAGCATAAGACAAGACAAACAAACCCATAAGAAATAACCAGTTCTTATGAGCTACAATCCAATTCTTTGCTTTGTAAAGCCAAATCATTATCTTGTTTCCGCAACTAGATTTATTATTTGTTCGTAAGCCGTATCGTCAATTTCATAGCCGTTTGCGTATAAAAATTGTTGTACTGCTTGGCCTATCCAAACTTCCCTTCCTTCACAATCACCTTTAGGGTGAAACGTAGCGCAACCACCAGCTTTCACAAACTCCATGTAAAGATTTACAGGGTTTAAAAAATCCATCTCTTGAAGTATTTTTTGATATTCTTCTTTGATCAATTGTTTTAATTGCTCATTTGTTATTTTCATTGTCCATGTCTCCACATTTTGGCAAAGTCAACGGCAGTTTGTCCACCGATGTACATCATAGCAATCATTCCCCAAGTTTCAGGGTCTAGTTGTGCGTTCCACAACAAAACTGTTGCTGATACAAACACAAGCAATTTACGAGAGATTGCTTTTTCTTGCAAAGCGTCAAGGATACCTTTTTGGTTGTTATCTAAATATAGATCTTTTTTTAATTGTTCTTTCTTTTCCATTTCTTCTCCAAGTTTTAAAAATTCTTCTCTTGTCATTATTTGTTATTTTCCATCATCGGATCAGCGATGTTAATTGTTTCTTCTCCTCGCTTCATTCTTCTTTGACTTCCTTTTCTTCGTACAGCTTGGTCCAACTGATTGATGATATCTTCAATAGCCTCTTGAGGTCCAAGATCCGGATCAGGTGTGAATCTTAGCGTTTCTCCGCCGTGCTTTACAGTTATGCCACCATTTTCGTTTGGGTTTGCCGGTATACGATAGCGATTTGATAACTCTGCTGCTATCATTGTAGGATAATCGCTCTTATTTTTATAATACAAGTTGCGAGCATCTCCACCAGCTTGGCTTTGGGCTAGCCTCTCTTGCTCTTCTTCGGCTCTTTGTGAATCTCGTTCAGCTTGTCTAGTATTTGCTATGTTTGTTAGATCAACCTTATCATCTACAACAGGTTTTCTTTTTCTTTTTCTATTAAATCCTTTGTATATCGCTCCACCTGCTGGTCCTAGTGACATATGAGGAAGACCAAAGGCTTCATTCAAAACAATTTCAAGCTCTTCCTTGATGATTTGTTTCAGTTCTTCGTTAGTGATCTTCATTTTTTTCTCCATAAATAAATAAAGCCTAAACAGCTTTTACACTAAATAGGCTTTAGAATTAGAATTAGCAGTTTACATTAGCATAACCACCAACTTTTTGTATGTCTATTGTCTTGTCGACACAATCTTTCAAAACATCAAGGTGAGAGATCAACAAAACCGTCTTGAACTTATCTTTTATCATATCGATAAGTCTTACAAATCCTTCCATATGTTCTTGATCTAGAGCCGTTGCTGGTTCGTCCATAATAAACAAGGTAGCTTTTGGCAGGTTGGTTATCTCAATAAGGGCGAGCCTTATTGCCATAGCAGCAATTGTCTTCTCAGCACCTGAGCCCATCGAAATGGGTCTAGAATCATACTTTGGATGCTTTATGTTGATGTCCAGGTTTTTTCCATCTTCCTCAAACATGACTTGGAAGTCAACAATGTTTGCTAAGCATTTCTGAACCTCTTCGTTGATAAGGGAAAGCTTTTGTTTGATAATTTCGTAAGCAATACCATTTGGATGCATACATCTCATAAACAATTCGTATGAAGCAAAAGAGTCTTCCAATTCATCTTGTTCTCTCTTCTCAACATTGAGTCGCTTTATAGTGCTCTTTACAGCTCCCAACTCAATAAGGTAGTCTTGAATCTTCTTATCACACCTTTCTTTACGTCCTTTGGCTTCTTGCATCTTGGTACTGACTGCGTTCTTGGAACTAATCAAAGAAGATAATGACTCAATAGCTTGACGATTTTCGTTGTATGTGTCCCTCTCTTGTTCGTGAGAAGTCTTTTGATTGACCATAAGAGCAATTTTTGATACAATAGACTCATTGGATATCTCCAAGTTTTTGTTACTGGATGCTACTTTATCTCGTTTTGAGATAGAATCGGAAAGAGTTTTTAGTTCTTTCTCTGCTCCTTCTTTGTCGAATCCAAATATCTTGAGTTTTTGTCCGTCAATTATTTTTTCGACCTCTTCGATTTCTTCTTCAAGAGTCGGAAGATAATCTTTTGCTTTTGTAGCATCTTTGACAAACTTGTTATCAGAGCAGTATTTACAGTCTGGATCGTACTCATGATCGTGAAGCATATTGATCTTTTTGTGTGCTTGCTTTTCTTTACGCTTAAGCTCTCGTAATTCCTTCTCTGAGGCTTCCAAAGACACTTCAAAGTCATTACACTGTTGTACAATTTGAGTCAATCTGTGTTCATTTATGGAGCCTATAATCTCATCTAATTGCTCAAGAACCAAAATATTCTTTAGTACAGCTTTTTTGTTTGAAGAAACCTTTACACCTGATTTGTGTATTTCTATATCAAGGCGATCAATCTCATCTTCCAGTTCATCTATATCAATAATCTCTGCTGGGATTCCTCCAATCTCTACTTCTATCTTGTGAAACTCCTCTAACAATTCTTCATAGCGAGTATTGTGCTTCTTACAAAGATCTGTTTGTTGGTCTATATCGTCGTTTATTTCAGAGACTTCTTCTTGTTTCGCAACAAGCAGTTCTCCAATCTTCTTAGACTTCAAACGCTTTATAAGAGCAGAAACTTCAGAAGAATCTTTCTTTGCAAAATTCAACTTTTGCTCAAAGATATCTAAATCAAGAAACTTTGCCAATCTGTTCTTGCGCTTTGTTGAACCTTCTTTGATAAACGATAGGGAGTCCAGTTGGGATGCCATAGAAGTAATCATAAAATCATCAATTGAGCCGAAGATCTTTCTTATATTAGCTTCAGTGTCTTTTACAGAATCACCATTACAAGAGCTATCGGTAGTGAGATTATGGAAGTCAAGATCACCAGAGGCCACAGGGACGGACTTTCCGCGTTGGGTCTTAAAAGATTTATTAAGATTCCGAGTAATTTGATACTCTTGTCCATCTGCCTCGATAACCATCCGGATAGACGCTTTCGACTTGTTTTGGTTGACGAGGTGGACATTTTTCTTCTCGCCCTTGCTGGTTCCGCCATAAACGCCATAAAGAGCAGAATCAATAACAGAAGACTTCCCACTGTAGTTCTTGCCAAAAATGCCAACAGTTCCAGCGAGGCTTGTAAAGTCCACTCGATTGTTTTGTCCATAGTTGAAAAGATTTGAGAACTCCATTTCTTTAATGTTCCATTTGACGTTTCTTCTAACTTCTTCAACTTTTTCTACCTCTTTATTATATTTAGTGTTTAAATCAAGTACTTGACTCATTGTCTCTTCATCTAGTTCATAATCTTTCAAATATTCTCGAATATACTTTTCTTGTATGGAAACATCACGCATGTTTTCCATTTTATGCTCTTCACCGTCCGAGGTTGTGAAATTACTGGTTCCTTTGTTCAAAAAGGATAAAGACATAGGACTGTATTTAGAACGCGCTAAATCGGTAATTTTGCGGATTGAAGTACTATCCATATTGAGCGTAGAGATCAAACGCAAACGACATCCATGAGGAACATGGTAATGCTCTGGGATCTTACCTTTGTTGTCTAAGTGAATAGTAATAAATGGTCTTGGATTAGTAAAAATTACATGCTGAACGTCAAAGTCGTCTTTGTCTCGAATGTTCCATAACTTATAGCCTTTACGACCATCTTCTGAAAAGTTTTGTTGAACTGTAGAGCCAGCATATTGCACTTTTCCTTCTGTATCCAGTATTTGTGGCTTGTGAATATCTCCAAGCATAACATAGTCATGACCTTTGAAGATCGTTATATCATCGTCTCCGTGTTCCATAGCCCAACCGGTACCTGTTGTGGAACCCATAACGGCACCATGATATAATGCTATATTGATATCTCCAGTCTTTGGTCGCATCCAAGCACCTCTATCAAAGATGGAAAGTACGTTAAACGATAGCCCAGGTTGTGGTGAGACACGCCCTGAGTTCTTTAACAAGTGAAGCTGTGGGTGACTCAAAGCATTTACTATCGGTGAAATTGCATCTTCCCTATCAGAATTCTTTAGATTACCATCGTGGTTTCCAAGAATGATATAGGTCGGTGCAATGTCTGCTAGGTTTTTCAAAAACTCTGAAGCCAGAGCGAAATACTCTGGCGACAGTTGGGTCTTTGTGTGAGCCAGGTCACCACAATGAACAATATAGTCCGGCTTTTGGCTCAATAGTTTTTTGTATATCTGATTGAATACGAATCGGTATTCATCATGAAATTTAAGATTACGAATATGTGTATCCGCAAAATGTGCGATCTTAATCATATATCCTCCGTGATTATATTAAGTGATTATATCATAACACGTTGCGGAAGATTTGTCAAATTATTTTTTTTA